GCTCCGACAGTCTGCGACATGCTGCTCGCGCTCCAACTCTGCGTTCGCAAATTGCCCAAAGTATTTAACAAATGCAGGATCCAGACTGCTCTCGACGGTGATGTGGGGTTCACACTCGCTTGGCACGTGGTGGATGAGCGCGGTCGCGAGCCATAGGACTCTCGGCAACTGGCTGATTTCGGCGATCAGCTGATCGATCTCCCGAGCCCAGCGACCATCACTGGCTTGGGTCAATTGGCGCTGCGGATCAGGGCATTCCGATGCTTCTGCGGGCGCGACCGGCGCGGAGGTCTTCGGGGATGCTTCCGCAGGAGGTGGGATCTCCAGGGCTGCTGACTCACCTGGCGCCTGCCTCTCGCCAATCGGCTCTGTTTTGTTGGTCTGGTCCGGACTTGGGTCCGGCGTTGGAAGTGCCGCCGGCGCCGATTGAAAAGACCTTCGCAGTTCCGGAGACAGAAGCGCATTAGGTGGATTAGCCTGCTGCTGCTCTTGTGATTTCAACTGGTTCTGGAGAAGAGCCAGCTGCTGTTTAGCCTCCATCGTATCGATCAAGCCAATCGCCGTATCGCGCACCAAGCCGCTGAGGTTTTGGCGGAACGGCTCGAGCGACCGTCGCAGTGTCGGCCCGCACCTCCTCTCGAGCCAGTCGCCGCGCTCAGCACACATTTCCTCAAGCCAATCCCAAACCTGTGCTTCGATCCCCTTTTCCCAGGTCTCGTTTTTGGACCACGGGCCCTCAGGAAGAAGAGTGGCCAGCGCCCCTACCCGAAAACGGAATGTTTCTGCACCGATTAGTACATAGAGCTCGATACCGAGGTCCACCACCTCGCCCACACCAACGTCGTCATAGTGCATCATCCCAGCCAGTTCCCGGCGATCTCTTACCCAGTCGAGGAGGTCGCAATCGAACCCCTTATCAGCTTTCAGCTTTTCCCACATCAGCCTCAGCTTGTTTTGAATTAATGGTGGCAATGGCAGCGGCAGCGCCTGCGGCCACCTGGGCGGCTGTGCAAGCTCGTGCAGGAGGGCCAGATACTCCGGCCGCCACGCAGGCGCCAGCTTTTGGAGTTCTTCCGTCGCGCTGGCTTGCGGCAGGGCAGCGATGCGCGTGAGCTCATCCGGGTGCTGCTCAAGATAGTCCAGGATTTGCAGCACAGCTGGGTAATTGAGCAGCGCTTGTTGGATCGCCTCGCGGCCAGGCCCCTTGGGAACATTCGCCGCCGCATCGGAAACATTGACCGCGGTGACGGATGGTTTCTGCGGTATTCTGTTTTCGTCAGACATAGTGACAACCAGCGCGCCGGCCAGGCACGGCCATTAGGCGCGCTTTTTTTTCATATCACAGGCAGGCCGGTGTGTTGCGCGGCCGCTTCGGCCGGGCTAGCAAAATGCACACCGTGCAGAGTGCTCTAAATTGCACTTAAGGTCAATAATTACAATGTCTTAGACTTTCTGCAGACAGGTCCAGCCCATGTGCATTTTGCTCGGGCGCATGGGCCTCGTCGGCGAGGCCCATCCATCCCGGCATCGACGGGACCAGCCCGCCCATAAACCGCTCGTCCGGCCACTGCTGTGTTGCGGCCGTCGGCGGCACGTAACCGGCCCAGGTCAAAGCTAACGCGTCGCCATAATCCGGGCTCGCTACGCCGCGCTTCACCATATTCTGTTTGGACTCGATCACAAGCTGCTCGCTCCGGTTCAGGTGGTATCCCGGCCCGGTCAAGTCCGTCTCAAGCGTGATGTCGCCCGCGATCGCGCCGTGGAGCAGCCAGTCTTTCATCTTGTTCCACATGTACGCCCGCATGTTGGCCTGGTGACGATCGGGCGAAGGGGCGCCGAAATTGACCTCGCGCACATTGTTATAGTCCATCGCGCGCAGACGCTCGACGTAAGGCGCGCCGAACGCCGAATCCACGAACATCATCGCCACCTTGCGCTCCGGACGTTTGTCGCTCAGGATCTCGGTGAGCTTGGCCAGCATCACCGAGCGATCGCGCGTTGCTTCGCCGGGGATGCGGACCGGCGGAATGCTCCGCGCATCGAGGCCGCGGCGGAAGGCGATGACATTCCAGGCACCGCTGCGGTGGGATTCCCGCCGTGCACTGCCAGGATCGCCGCCATCGTTGCGCGCGGCCGGCAGGTTGAACATTCCACCGCGGCCGGCGACGTCGAAGCCAGCAATCAGCGGATCATCTGGAAAACTCACGGCGGCGCGCTGCTGCGCGTTCCAGACCCGCTCCTGGTCGATGAACTGGAGCTCGCCGGCGCGCGGCGCCACGCCGCGGACGCGGACGCGGACGAAGTCCGAATCCTCGCCGTAGTCGTCGAGCCACTCCTGGATCAGGGTCTTGTTCGTAAACCGGCAATTGCGGGAATCAATGACGCGCTGCTTCCAGCGGTCTCGTTCGCTCCCGAAGACGATGCGATGGAACTTGCCGGTGTTGCGCGTGGGATTGCCCCAGGCGAAGATCATGGGCTCGCCGTCGGTCAGGCCACCTTCGGCTACGGCCCAGATTTCATCAGGGACAGCGGACGCCTCGTCGAGCAAATACCAGGATGTCGAGCGCGCGGCGTGCTGGCCGTGGAAGGCTTCCGAATTTTCCCGCCGGCAGGTCTGCGCGGACACGAACCAACTCTCCGGCGCGGCCTTGGCGCAGATCTTCTGCGCGCCCAGATCGAACCAGTGACTATTGATGGCTAACTTCATCCAACGCAGGATCGTTGGCCATGTTTTGCTCGAAAGCTGCGACCAGGTGTTGCTGGTTACCGTGCCGACGGAGTGCGGACGCGTGGACAGGATCCAGCCGGCGATCCAGGCGGAGGCGGTCGACTTGCCGATGCCGTGCCCGCTCGAGATCGCCTGGCGGATGGGCAGCACGGCGTTCAAGCCGTCAAAGCCGCGGCGGCGGACTTCGCGCCCGATATCCTCAAGCATTTCGCGCTGCCACTCGTCCGGCCCGTCGAAATTCTCGAGCGCTCCCCGCTCTTTCCAGGGATAGGCGAAATAAACGAACCCTAACGGATCATTGACGTATTCGGCGATCTTCTCGACCAGACCGGCGTCAGCCGGCGCGCTCAGCGGGTTCATAGCGTCTCATCAAGCGTACGCGCTCGACCGCGGCCGTCATCCGGTCCGCCAGACTGATTGTGCCCGAGACCTCTGCCGACACCCGCTCGCGGTAGGCTTCCGGCCGGAACCGCTTCAATAGCGCCAGCAGCAGGTGACTGTCCCCATCAAGCGCCCGTTCTACGGCCGCATCCTCCAGCATCTGACCGACCTGGTGTTCCGCCCTTTCGAATGCCTGGTGATAGACCGGGTCGTCTTCGAGCTTCCGGTAATGCGTATTATGCGCAATATGAGCAGCCTCGCAAGCCCGGAGCACGCGGCCGGTTTTTGCGTAGGTGTCGAGAAAGATGCGCATGCGGGCTGCCGTGGTTTTGTGGGCCGGTTTGCTCAGAATTTCCTCTGTTTCCTTGCCATTCTTGCCATTTCGTTGGCTCATTGCACCTGCTCCTGCTTGACCAGAAATAAGCCGGCGCGCGCGGCCGATGCCTCCGAGTCGGAAAGGGCGACGGTGCCGGAAAGCTCCCATACCGCGTGCTCCCGGTACCGGTCCGGTAGCCAGGCGCGGAGCAGGAAGGGGAGGAGCTCGTCCGATCCATGAAGCGCGCGGCGGAACGCTTCCTCCTCCAGCCGGTCCGCGAGCTGCTGCTGCGCCGCCCGGAAAGCCGTGCGGTACGGCTCCGATGTCTCGAGCGCGCGGTAGTGGGAGGCCAGGCTGATTTTAGCCGACTTGGCGGCCGCGCGGACGCCGCCGGTCCTGGCGTACGTGTCGATAAACTTGCGCTGCAAATTACTCATGAGGCTAATGATATCCCCCTGGAACACAGGCGAGACCGAGAAATCTGCATAAATTGCGTTATATACTTCTCCCTGAGCCGCGACTCCGGCCTTGAGGCGGTCCTCTCGCTCGGAGGATCGCCCCGGCCCGCAGCCGCGTGGATGTCACCGAGCGACCGAGCGGAAGCTGAGCGCAGGGAACCTCCTACGCGAGTGTTGGCCGTTGGGTATCACTTTGCCGGGACTTCAGTTAAGCTTACTTTCGCGCCGCCAGCCGACAGCCCTTGGGCAATTTCCCGAAGCACCTTTTCCCCGACCGCAAGGCCGTCCAAGACTTTTTGCGCACTTTTGTGATCCGGCCCGCCAAACGCGGCAAG